TTACGAGGCATATGGACTTACCAGAATCCTTCCCCATAGTAATCATAGCTCCTTGAACCTTTCGGTAAAGAGTTAATTTCCACACGGAGATCTTCCTTTGGTATAGTAAGCACGCCGGCCACACCGGCGAATTTCGTTTAACAACGTTCCCACGTTGCTTCCAAGTCGTTTTGACTTCTTGAAAGATGGTCTGTTATAGACTCCCTATGTCTTGGTACATTATTTCTCCTACCACAGGATAGTTGTCATTTTGGGCGCATCACTTTGATGTCTTAGACGCCTTCGGCCCACCTAAGTGTAAATCACAGGTGGGTCATACCGATACATCCTCGGAACTCCAGTAAAAAACACTGGATTAAAATCAACACCGGCGGCCCAGTAAATATCTGCATGTGGCCACTGCTGCACATCAAGTGCCGTTGTTGGTAAAGAAATATCAGCATCCAATCGAACAGTATCATACGTAAAAGTGGTCCCATCGAAATTACGATGAGAATACTCAGTAGGCATGAAACGAGTATTCGCATACTGTGGAATGACAGCTGAAAGAGCCATCTGTGTCTTTCCATTGGTAACAGTCATACCTCCTTGACCCATAGGCCAATAAGGATGTCCGCCAGAATTCTTTGTCATAGTGATTGATGGAAGGGAACCAGGTCCATTCGTCAAATCATATTGTTGAAAGGTAGCATTTCTCACAGTATTTGAAGTGGAAATCCCAGAGAAGTCCTCGTTGGTACGAGACAGACTAAGATTCCACATATCTTGCAATTGGGTTGTGCCAGTTACATTTGCATGCATCACAACGGCACCACGGTAGCCAACAAAAGCGGCTAAAACCCAATTGATTGGATGAGTTGCACAAAAGTTACAAGGTTTAAGTCCAGTACTAATAACTGAAGTCGCGGAACTGTATGAATCGTTATACTGAAACCCGTAAACGGGTGGTAGACGATCAAAATAGTTCACCAAATGGTACTTAAATCCATTGTAAGCAGTTGCACCAGAACCATTGATTCCTAGATATTGTGTCATACTTCGAGTGGTACGATGTAACAAACATCGGAGCGATCCAATACGCTCACCCACTGTGATATCAGGAATATGTTCAGAATACTTGATGATGGACTTATCCATAGTCCCATCAACAGGTGTTTCCTTGCTTTGAATAATTATAGGAAGATGAGGTGCCCCGTCCAAGACGGCGACATCACTCAAATCTTCCTCGGCTTCACATGCCCCACACTCAGTGGCGACACATGCCGTCGATTCACAAGATTGAACAGTTGCAACAGTAGTGGTTGCTGGAAGATCAGCTGGAGCAGCAAACTCCATATCCTCTAGCGCACATGCTGAAACAATAATCTTCACATTTGCAGTTGCTGTTGGCCCAGTAAGAGGATTGAGAACTCCAAGGGCAAATGCACCATTATATATCTCTGTCCCATACAGAGGATTTGTTGGATACAATGCCAAAGAATCACTACACCCCAACCAGGGCGTACACGCTTTGTATGGAATGTCAATTGAGAACTCCTGATCAGGCGACGCCAAATCAAAGATCTTACTAAAGACTGCAGTTTCCACTCCAAGAGTAGTAACCATTCCATTCGGATCCCAAGAGACGACGAGACGCCCCTTGTGATACTGAGAACGTTCAACGCGGAAGATATATCTCATACCACCCCTCCAGAACCGAAACATTTTTGAAACCCATCCACATGGTGGATAGTATACATATGTTTGTCCAGTTCCTGCTGATGTTCTACAAATTGTAGGTGTAACCAATCCATACTGCAAGATGGAATTGGCAGTGTCAGAGCTACTCCAAGAAACGACCTTGATAACACTTGGTCTTTGGACTAGCGCCTGGATCACGAGGGGATCTTCACCCTCAGCACCACAGACACGATTGTCTATGGTAACTTCGTTAGCTGGATCAATTGCTAACTTGTCGATGGGGACTCTTGTTTCGGTATTTGCGAATGCATGAAATACTTTATTCTGCATTGGCGCCACATCAGACGTCACTGGTGCATTTGAAAAACCGAAAATCTTAGCCAATCTTGAAACCACTGTAGCACCAACTGCAATAGCTCGTGCATAGGGTCCCACAGTCTTATTAGAAGCAAACAATGAAGCTGCTCCTGCAATTGCTGCAGCAGGTCCAGATATCACTCCAGACTGCAAGATAGGCTGAACAGTTGGTCCAGTAATTTCAACATCACATGCCTCAGCATATGTCGATATTGTAATTCCAGTACCTGTCACACCATTTGCTGATTGCAATTGAGCAAAGGGCTCAAAGATAAGCGCTCCCATATTGGAAAATTGATTCGCAATATTTGTGTTCAACCATGAGTGTGGCCAAATGAATGGCAACAACAACTCAGCAGAAGAACAAGCTTGAGGTTCCAATAACACTCCAGGAGTTTGTGAAAGTGGAATAATATCTTCAGTAGACAGTGGATCAAACTTGTGTGAGTTCATCACATCATACGAAACTCGCATCGCCCCATAATAAAACGGGGAAGCATTAAATCGAAAAGTTAATTTCAAGTTGCAATGAATGCGAGAAAAATTCGCGAGTTTACTCTTGATGTAAGCATTATCAAAATACTCAAACCAAGGGAAAACCGTGTGAGGAGTGAGTGTAAACACATCACTTTCATTCCAAGTGAACTGATCAATCAGCACAGGTCGAGTCAAATACTCTCCCAATGAACCAATCTCATCAGTACTCTCAGCATACGTAGCCTCAAACTGCGTATTGATTCCGTCTGTCGTTCCCAAAGGAGCCTCAACAAACTGAACCGTCTCATGTTGATCTTCAGTAGGCACCGTCTTTTCTTCTCCAAGCAAAGGCATAGGCGTCTCATCAGACTGAACAATGGTAGTAAACCCCTTCTTCAATACGGGATGTGTGGCAAGGGGACACCAATCACATTCAAGTTTTTGTTCACTATAAAAATTCGCGATTCATTTTCTCGGTGCATCTTAGAATCATAGAATACACCACGGTAGTGAATTGCTAACCAGCGGTAGCATCCCTAAATAGGGACTTCGAGGATCACTCGAGCGGGTTTCATTCAGCAGCAAGAGAACATTTACTCACAAATCATGTTCTCCAGATCACGCTGAAGACTGCCTGTTGGTTCGAACGTATTAGGTTCCTGTTCCAGGTCAGAAGAGCAGTTTTGGAGCTTTGAGCCATCAGCTTCAAAGTGAGCGTCCAAAAGCTCACTGTAAGACGGGAATGTACTTTCTTGCACAAAACAACCAAGATCACACTTTTCAACAATGTTGTGCATCTTTTTAACATTCACATCAAACGCCTCTTGTCCATACTGGAAGAACTCTCCGATAGCACTTCGCATGGAATCCATAGCTTGTTTCTCAGGGCAAACCGATTTACTAACGACGCACGAGGTAAGCATCTTATCAATCGATTCCCAGGCCAAGGGGCATGTCACACGCTTGCGACCATCCCTCTCAGTCACAGGGACAAAACTTCTCTTCAGAAAAGTAATATCTTTGATATTCACAAATGGCACCGACTCTGCATGTTTGTCAGCCATAGTGTATGTCACTTTGATCTTCGCCAATTCTGCAGCAATAGCAGTATGATTGAAGAATTTTGCATTGGGGTGCACATTCATAGCGTTATCATCACCATATGTCATTAGATGAACACGCTTCTTGAACGTACGTGGAGAGTGATCAGGCGAAATCTTTGCAAAACAATATCGCATGTACAAGCAATTCACAATGCAGTTGATAATCACAGTCAAAGCATGTCCCGAAGGATTGCTTCCAAAAAGTTCAACAAAATCTCCTTGGATATCAACACATGGAAAAGCAACATCTTCGCCAATGCAACGAACAATCTGCAGCATCTCCTCGGTCCAACCCGCATCACGGAGCACATTGATAATAACGTCATATGCAGCCAGAATAAATTCAGGCGACATCTTCTTGTCATACCAACCAAAATCACCAGCAATGGTCATGTCAGAACCAAATTCTGTAAGGTACTCATAAAGCTCAGTCCAACTAGAGCTATTACAATTGAGACCTGGTGCACCTTCGAAAATGAAAGAATTCAACTGAAAGATCCGCACAAATGCAAGCAAATACTTACGACAGATGAATTGCCAAGCAGCTGGACCACCCATAAAACCACGAGTCTTCTTGATCGCAATCTTGGCATAGGGTAATGGATCGTCCTTCAAACTCATCACAAAAACGGGCATATAGCGCTCTCCACGAGCGTAAACATCGCGGATCAATCTAACTTCCTCCATAATCTCTTCTGCATATTCCATAGGATCAGGATGATCCTCAGTGGCAGTAATAGGAGTAAGAAAGTTGCGCTTGGACTTTCGATAAGGATAGCCCATACTGGTGTTGCGATTGATTTTGTCCAAAAATTTCACACCAGCCATTCCATTCAAGGCTGTGCAATCATCCAGAACAATCAACTCACTCTTCGACTTTGCACTCAATCGCGATGTGATATCATCAGTAAAACTAGCAACACACTCACGAAGAAGTGTCGCATCCACAGCATATGATTGTGTCACAGTAGGTTCAATGTTGTTGTGCCAAACTTCAGGCCCCTTCATGACTGGGGGACCACAACGTTGAACAAATCCTTCTTCCTTAGCAGCTTCACAAATAAATGTATCAGCTACGCGAGATTTAGGAGCACATCGAAATGCACCCTTTGCAGAACTTCCATAGACACGGGCTTGTCCTTCATTTTCCCAAAGAAGTACAGATTTGTGATTCAGAGGACCAAGCTTCTCAGATGCGAAACTGGGTACACCACATTGAATTTGGTTGCCAAAATGACTGATGGCAAATTCAACATCTTCTTGCAAAATCTCAGGTGCTCCAACAGTATTACCACACAATGTGCGGTGCATTCCAAGAACTACTGGACCAGCGGGTGTAAATCCAATCAATGGAGATCCACAATCACCCATAACAGTAAACCGGCTCCCCTCCTTTCCAGGAGTAACCTCGGCAAACCATCCAGGTAAACACAAACTGGTAGATTCTGGCATCTCAAATCGAATACATTGCACTGCATTAGTGGTAGCAAATTCATGCCACTGACAGTGTATGTAGGCTCCATTGCAAACCAACTGATCAAATCGCTGCTTCAAGAACAAATCACGAAGATTTGCACGAGGCGGCGTAACTCGACATTGAAAAAACGCAATATCTTTCGATGGGACACGTAGAATAGCAGACTGCTGCAACTGGAAAACAAAATTGGCATTGATGTTACCAGATTCAGGCATACAAGAAAAATGCACTTGCATCTGTTCAATTCCTTCAGGAAGAGAATGATTATTAGTCATATACAGATGGCCATGCACACAAACAGCAGTAGCAGGCAAATGCTTCAATTCACCATCGCGAATAAATTCACTGCGAATAGAAACAACATTTTGCTTCAATTGAGACAAGATCTTTTCTCGAGAAAGAGTCTTCCAGCCACGCGATTTCGATGGTACATAGAAATCAGAGAGAATCATCTCATCCTTCAACCAAGGATTCTGTTTCTCATCACGATCAAACTGTGCCGCTGAAATATTGCCCTGAACAAGTGGAACTTCTTCATCATCAATAAGACAATGTCTCTGTTTGTATTCAGGTGTGCCGTAATTGGAAGGAGGATGTCCTGAAATACCCTTCTTCTTGGACCACTTGATTGTGCAATCAGGCTCGCAATCGCATTCCCACATGGGATCACTTTTGAAAAGACCGACAGTCTTCCAAATAGCCCAAGCTCCAAACAAGAGTGCAGAAAAAATGGCAACCTTCCATGAAGAAAAGAAATCAGCCATCTTCTGACCGAGACCTTCAAACAAAGTCTTAACCTTCTTCAACTGGTAAACAACAACCAAATCTGAAAGTGTAGCGAGAGCAGACTCTGCAATGATCAATCCAACGCGCTTTGCAGCAGCAAGGATCTCACGAGGCTTTGTCAACAATTTCGCTGTACTACCTGCGATAATCTTTGCCATACACACAAGCTCAGAGTATCGATCATCAGCCCAATCCAAACACTTGGTAGCAATTGTGCGACGATCAGCCATATCATCATCACTGACATAAGTGGCAGCAGCTTCCTCAGATTCCCAATCAGTATCCACATGCCACAGTGGAATTCGAATATCACCTGGCTTAGCAGCAAGCCCAAGTCGCATTCGAAGATCTTCCACATCAGCAGGAGTCAAAGTAATTGGTGCATCTTGTTCACCAGCTTGGACAGCTGGCTCACATCGACAATCACCCTTAGGGCGAAAGCACACTTTGCAAATTTCAACTTCTCGCATTGTATTTGATGCACGCTCAGCTGATTGCGCATGTTTGCAATGATCAATAGAAAGCTGAGAGAAAACAGCAAGGAAATCATTGATCTCAGTGAATTCTCCAATTACCTCCAACGAAGGAGATGACATACGCTCGGCACTAGAAGCGTCTTCACGGGTGCTTCCAGGAACAGCAACAACTTTGCACAACTTAATGTTCCAGATGTTCATGTACTGTCCATCCTTTGTGATAGGAATAGAAGATGCATCCACCATTGATGTACGAGTAACTAAACCATTCCCAGCGAGCATTGTAGAACAATACTCATCTTTAACGGTCAAGTTCACGACGTATGGAAAACGACGTCGACAAGCCAATGGACACGAAAAGTATGCACCTGCATTCAAATCTTCAACATTGGTGGAACTTGTAACGAAATCTGGTCGAACAGGAACGACACCCTTATCAGTCAAATCTGCCATAGGAGCAGTAAAAGCCACTCCATTACAGATCATGATGATATCGGCAATGGTTGGATCAAGAGTACCCAACTTAGGACTAAACTGTGCAGTATCGTCCAAGTGGATACACCAACAAGAAGTAGAAAAGCCTGAATAGAACTT